TCAGAGGACTCCAAGCGTTCGGGAACAGCATGTATCGGCGGTCAGGCGTTCCGGAAACTCCCGAATGGATGGGAGCAGGTCCATGCTGCTGCAGGCGGCTGGCAGCGATGCCGGGAGCGGTAGCCAGGGGTGCGAATGGGGTTTTGTGTCGGCTACGGCCGGGCTTCCTCCATGTCTCGCTGGCTCGTCTATCGTGGGTCTTGGGAGGGGAAGCGGAACTACATCGAGAGGCAGACCAGCAAAAGACGGCGCATCATCCATTTCGCATAATGTATAGTCGGTGGTCGTTATGTTGGCCTGCACAGCGGCCTGTACGTCGCGAGGGGAGGCGAGGCCGACCCCTATTGCTAGGGCCATTGCGGTAGCGGCCAACTTCCGCCACACGGCCTTCTCCTCGCGGCTGACGGCCCGAGCCTCTCCGACTATGCCCAGGACACGCGCCAGTGGCACGCCCGTTAGGCCTGCCAAAGTTGCGCACATCACCGTGTCTGGCAGCGAATAGCCCGACTTCCAGTTCGCAATCGTTCCGCGCGATACGCCGAGCTGGCGCGCAAATTCCGCGTCACTGTTGACGTTCAGCGCCTTTCGCGCCGTGTCGATGAGATCCGTTACGGTCTGCATTGTTCAACCCTGTTGACACCCTCGTTCAACCCCTTTATACATTGCACCGCGTTCAACGGCGTTGAGCGCCCCGCCGGCCGGTTCCCAAGGCCGTCGGCGGGTCTACTTGGGCTTGGGACAGGGGCAGGGGATGCACGGACTAATGTTCACGGTCGGGGTTATCGCCCTGGCCTCGGTGCTGATCGGGCTGGCACGGCTTGGGGCGTGGGTCATTGACCGCCGCGAGCACCGGGCCTCCGCAGCAATTCGTGAGGCAGCAGAAATCGCTCGGGCGCGAGCGCAGTTTTTTCCGACGCCCAGCCACCTGCGCCACCTCGAAATTGAAGCCACCAAGCGTGGCGATCTTCTTGCAGCAGCCGACCTTGCCGAACAAGCGGAGGTCGCCAATGTCTGAGCTTCTCGACCGGCTGCATCGCTGGTTCTATCAGACACCCGAATGCACGCCGGGTTACTGCTACTGCCGCCGCACGTGCAGCTGCATAGTCCTTGGACAGGGCGATGGGCCATGAACAGCTACTTCCCCCACAGCCCGTGCTACCAGTGCGGGGGCAACCTGCAGAAGCTGACGGCGTTGGATGCAGCCCTGACGTGTTGCACCAGCTGCGGCGTCCTGACCTCGAAGCGGGTGGATATGCAGAGCTCCTACAGCGCCTCGAATGGCAGCAGTTCTGGACGCTCACGTTCCGCGTCGAACATGGCAGCGCAACGGGCGGGGTACACCCGGAAAAGGCTGATAAAGCGTTCCGATTCTTCGTCAGTTGCCTCAACCGCGAGATCTACGGTCCCGCCTGGTCAAAGCGCCCGCATCGCGGCATCCAGTGGGCCCGAGGCCAAGAATTCCACCGCGACGGCCGCCTGCACTTCCACGCCGTCGCAGCTGCTCCTACCGATGACCTCAACCGCCTCATGTCTCGATACGAGTGGCATGAGTGGTGGTTCAAGGAGTTCGGTCGAAATCAAATCGAAGCGCCGCGCAGCCAGCTGGATATCACCGGCTACGTGTCGAAGTACGTCGCCAAGGGCGGTGTGATCGACCTGTCACGGAATTTCGGTGCGTGGAAGCCTCCACCCATCGACTACACCCGGCGACCGGTGCAGGAAGAGTTCAAACAGTCAGGCCGCAAGTTGTCGATCGAAGGCCTAGACCGGGGTGTAGGGGCGCCGCCCCTACGCAAAACGCCTCACACGCGCCGGTAGCAGTCAGGCCCACGCGGCAGTAGATCCACACGCGGCCACCACGGCGCAGGAGCCAGCCAACACCCTGGCGCACCCGTCTTGATCGCAACGACAGCAACACGCGATCCGGTAGACCGACACCGTGACAGTCGATCCCGAGCGGCAGATGCAACGCAACGCGCACGGTCATTGCTAAGCCTTTCCCGCCCCCCGAATGGGGGGTAAGGGGGGACTTAGCTTGACCCCCCAGTACCGCCCGAAATCTGCTCTACCAAAAACCACCAACGACAACGACCGAGAAGAGAGAAAAGACCATGAACAATCCGACCGTGAAGATCACCACCCCCGTCGAAACCCGCACCGTGACCACGAAGACCGGCATGCCGAAGGCCATCTATTACCAGCGCGCCACGTTGGAAACCGATGAAATGCGCATCCAGGTGGAAGTGGAAGTGGATGGCCCGGACAAGGGCTATCCGGTGGGTGCTGCGAAGGAGTGGGACCTTGTTCGCGACCTCGTGCCCGGTCGCTTCGGCATCGAGCTGGCCCGTCGCATGACGCTGATCGATCCGCAGGCTGCAAAGCAGCAGCCCAGCAAGCAGGCGGCATAACCCATGGCCGTGCTGATGCCCGCGTGCTTAGAAGCGAACTTCGACGCCACGACGGGCACCTGCACGGCGGTGGTCTGGATTCCTCAGCCGTCACTACTGCCGGAGCTGCCGGTTGAGGATGCGCAGTTGATAGGGGCAAAGATCGCGCTCCTGTGGGCTGCGGCTTACGCGTTCCGGCTCATTCGCAAGTCCATCTATCACTAGGAGCAACACATGAAGAAGTTCATCAATTCCCTGAAGGGCAAGACTGCCGCCCTGGTCGCCACCGGCTCCACCGCGATGCTGGCACTCCCGGCCATGGCCTCGGGCGGCGGCGGCGGTGTGGACGTCAGTGGCGTCGTGAGCGCCATCGAATCGGCCAAGTCCTCGGTCGCCGATATCGGCGCTGCAGTGATCCTCGTGTTCGTCGGCATCGCGGTCTACAAGTGGGTGCGCCGCGCCCTGTAACAACCACCGGCGGGCAGGGCCGACTCCCTCCCGCCGGTCTCTTGGGACGCTCCACAATGGGGCAGGGGACGTTTTATGGAAGGCTGGATCTGGCTCGGCGCATGGCTGGTCGCCTGCGCAATCATCTTTGTGGACTTCAGCTGATGCGCGCGGCACTGCGCGTCATACTCATACTCTTCATTCTTGCCGGTGCCTATACCGGCGGTGGCGCTGGTATCGACCGCGCTCAGGCTGCACAGCAGTGCGCCTATCCCAATGGTGGATACCTCAACTGCGATCAGGGCATGGCGTACGCTGAATGTGCGTTGGCGCTATCAGAGAGTCGTGCATGGCTTGCTGCCCAGCCCGCAGGCTCAAACGCTGGCGGTCCAGGCAACATCGTTGACGCCTGCACTCCCGGAACTCAGGGATCATCACTTCGCACTTTTCGATGTACCTACAAGGGCTACGGTGCAGGGTCAACGGTTGTGTGCAGGGGGCTCACGTCCGCTACATCTGCATACCCCGTCGCCAAGACCTGCGACAAGCGTGATGCCTATACCGGCGTCGGCCCGTGGTCTTCGGGCGGCAAGGCGCGCAACGGCAGCATGGGTTGCCAGAATGGCTGCGACGGTGTTTGGTACAGCAATTCCGATGGCAGCATGACGTTTAACTCGGTCGGAGGCACGTGCAAGGAAGACGAAAAGGGCACGTGCGAGCATTATGGCGAGGGCTTCTACTGGAACGCCCTGCTCAAGGTCTGCGAACCGCCTGAGGGCAAGTGCCCCGGAAACAGCAAGGCCAACTCACTCGGCCAATGCGAGCCGGAACCGTGCCCCGATGGCAAGGTTCTTCAGCAGGACGGCACCTGCAAAACAAAAGAGAGCGAGTGCCCCGCAGGCAACATCAAATCGCCTGACGGCAAGTGCCTGCCCGGTGAGGGCCAGTGCGCCCAGGGCGAGGCGCGCGGCAAGGATGGCACTTGCAAAAAGGACTCTGACGGCGACGGCCAACCCGATGAGGAGAGCGGCGAGCCGGGCGAGAAAGAGCCGGATTCCTTCTCCGGTGGTGACGACTGCAAAACTCCGCCATCGTGCAGCGGCTCGGCGATCCTCTGTGGTCAAGCGCGCATTCAGTGGCGCATCGACTGCAACACGCGCAGGAACCGCAACATTGCAGGTGGCCAGTGCAACACTCCGCCCATCTGCACCGGCGACAAGTGCGACGCCATGGAGTACTCATCGCTCCTGATGCAGTGGCGCACCGCGTGCGCACTAGAAAAGGCCTCCGGCGGCTCTGGTGATAGTGGCGACCTTGCTGCGATTCGCAACGCACTGACTGGTACCGGCGGCAGCGTTAATCCCGGTACGTTGCCCGGCTCCGATGCATGGGTCACTGGCTCCGGCCAACCCACCAAACCCAACACGGCGGGTTACGGATGGAGCGGTTCTTGCCCGGCCATTCCCGCTGTCAGCTTCATGGGTACCAGCATCCAGATCGACGCCACGCCCATCTGCAACTGGCTCTCCCTCGGCTCATTTTTCGTGATGGGCCTTGCCGCCCTCGGCTCCCTCCGGATCGTTGCCTCTAAGGACTCCTGATGCCACTTTTCATCGCCTCGCTGCTGTCCGGACTCGCAGCAATCTTTCGCTCTCAGATCGGCACGTGGATCGTTACCGCAATGGCGTGGCTTGGCATCGCCTGGGCAACGCATGAGTTTGCCGTCCAGCCGTGGATCGACAACATGCAGTCCAAGATCGGCGGTGGCGCGCCGGGCGGCCAGTGGGGCTCCGTCCTCATTGCCTACGCCGGCATGATGAAGTTCGATCAGGCCTGCACCATGATCGCCTCAGCAGTGGTGACCAAGTTCGGCGTCAATGCCGCACGCGCTGTGCTGGTCCGGAGGACCTAACGTGCCTATCGAGATCTTTACCGGCCAGCCCGGCAACGGCAAAACCGCGCTCATGATGGAGCGCCTATTGAAGGAATCGAAGGACGGCACACGCCCGTTGTTCGCTGCCGGTATCGACGGGTTGCAGCCGGGACTTGCCACAGTGCTTGATGACGCCCGCGAGTGGAATGCCAAGGACGCCGAAGGCAACCACATCGTGCCCGATGGCTCGCTCATTTTTGTCGATGAGGCATGGAAGTGGTTCGGCCATCTGCACGATGCAACTAAGCAGGCCACCCCTAAGCACGTACTCGACTTGGCAGAGCATCGCCATCGCGGCCTGGACTTCGTATGGACGCTTCAGCAGCCCAATCAGCTGTATCCGTTCGTCCGTGGCCTTATCGGATCGCACTCGCACGTGGTGCGCCGATTCGGCACCAAATTCATCGACGTTTTCCGGTGGGGCGAGTTGCAGGAGGACATTAAGTCTTCCGGCAAACGCGAGCTGGCCCAGCGCACTACGCGACTTCTGCCGTCGGCCAGCTTCGGTAGTTACAAGTCGGCCGAAGTGCACACCATCAAGGCCAAACTCCCTCTCAAGCTGATGGCGCTACCCGTCATCGTCATCGTGGCTATCTACCTCGCGTGGGCTGCATGGACGCGCCTCGATGAAGACGGAAAATCGCCCATCGGTGCGGGGGCCGGCCAGCAATCCGGGCCGGAAACCCCAAACGGCGGGGCCTGGCGGGTCCCCGCAGGGGTTCGGCACACCACAGAAAAGCGAACCGCGCTGGCAGTCGGCGAGTGAGTACGCCAAGGATCACCTTCCTCGCATCGCCACCATGCCCTGGACTGCGCCGGTGTTCGACGAACGTCCGGCTATCAGCGATCCGCTGCTGGTGTGCATGTCATCCGGCCCCGGCCTCGATGGCCTCGGCAACCGTTCTGAAGGCTCCTGCACGTGCGTCACGGAACAGGGCACTTCATACGACATAAGCCAGCCGGAGTGCCGCACGCTCGCGCGTCACGGGCCGGTCTACAACCCGTACCGGCAGCGCAGCGATCAGGCAATGCAGCAGCAACCGCAGATGGCGGTGCAGGGGCAGGGCACCTTGGGCGGCATGAATGGTTCCGTCATTCAGCGCCAGACCCGTTCGCTTGGCACTTTCCCCGAGTCTCAGCCATATGAGACGCAGACCAAGGTTCCAGCCACCACAAGGGACATGTGATGACCAGTGGTGGACGCGAGTTGCTGAAGTGGATCGCGGTGCTACTGATGACCGGCGATCACATTGCCAAGGTGTTCTACGGCGGCGATGTACCGGTCGTCAGCGAGCTGGGGCGGATCGCATTCCCGGTGTTCTCGCTGGTGATGGCCTACAACCTCGCCGAGCCGGGCGCCGATATAGCCAAGTCTGTTCGCCGCCTCGCCATGTGGGCGGCGATCGCGCAACCGGCTCACGCCCTGGCATTCGGGTACTGGCTCCCGCTCAACGTGCTTGCTTCCTTCGCCCTCGCCGCGTCGGTGGTGTGGGCCATCAGGGCAGGGCGCTGGTGGCTCGTGGTGGCGCTTGCAGGGCCGCTGCCGTTGCTGGTGGATTACCAGTGGGCGGGCATTGCGGTGGTGGTCGCTGGATACGCGCTGCGGCGGCTGCATGGTTCCCCGGCCAGTGTCTGCGTGCAGCTGCTTGCGATAGGCCTGCTGTGCTTCTACAACGGCAACGGTTGGGCGCTGCTGGCTCTGCCGCTCACGTGCCTCGGGTACGCACCGGTAAGCGTGCCGCGCAGCCGCTGGGCGTTCTACGGCTACTATGTGGGCCATCTTGCGCTGCTGGCCGTCTTGGGACCTTTCATGAGCATCGACAATCTCATGACCGCGGCTGGCTGGGTTCTCGCGGCGTTGCTGCTGGTCGGCATCGTCAAGATCTTCCAGACGCTTTTCTCGGCCAAGCGCAGCCTTCGTGACTACGACCGCCGCCGCTCTGCGCCTTGAGGCGATCACGTCGGCCAGATAGATGACCTGGTCTCGAGCTCGAAGGTCGACTTTTGAAACCCCTGCGGCAGTAGGTGTTCCGAGGGCATCTTCTGCAGGTTGACCAGGTGCTCGAGGTCGAGCTTGGTCCATCATCAGCCTCCATTCCCGGGCGATGTTGCAGGTCAGAGACCACCAGGTCATATCGCACGGCTCAAGGTGATGGCCCTCCGGGGTGAACATGTGGCCACCCTGAAAACCGAAACCGGCCCAAGGGCCGGTTAGTTCGATGCGGTCGTGCGTATCCATCGCCGTCATGCCTCTAGCTCATCCTTGCCCGGTGATCGAGCAGGGAAGCACGAGTCGATCCAGAGGCGAATCCAGCGCCAGCCGGTGCCGACAAAGCGTCGGATGGTCCGACACACCATTTCGCATAATGTATATTATGTAAGGATGCCATCAGCCCGATGGGTTGCTACGGCCGACTGCTGTCGGCTTTCCTAATTAAGGCGCCCCGAAGAAATTGGAGCGCTCGATCCTCGGCAGACCTGACGTACTGGCCAAGCGATTCTCCCTCAGATCTCGCCAACTCCTGGACTTCCTGCACCCTAGCGTCGAGTGAATCCCGCGCTGCCTCCAGCAGTTCCACACGTTGATGACTAGATTTCAGTTGCTCCTTCAGTTCGACGATCTGGGCATGCGGTTGCTCCACTAGTGTCTGAAGTTCTGTCGCACGTGCAGTGGCAAGCTTCTCCGAAAAATCGGCTGCCTCTGAAAGAGAGCGCATCTCGCTCGCCCGTTTTTTCTAACGCCTCCTGCTGAAGGTGGTGCTCTTCGCGCTCAGCTGAGAGCTCCCGCCTGGCCTCGGCCAGATCTTCCAGGGCCGCCTATCGAGCCTGCTGTAGGGCCAGCGCCCACCACTGCCCGGCGATCTCCGCAAGAACGGCGGGAGCGTCCTTCAGATCTGGTCGCTCCGGCTGCAAGCGAGTGCCTAGCTTTTTCCACCAAGTCTCCAGCCAGCGCGTCTGCGCTCTACCGTTGGCCGCTCGCCGCTGGCGACCAGTTCGTCAGCAGATGCCGCGAGCCATAGAATTGCCTCCTGTAGGGGCACCCTGCCCCGTTGATTCCGTACTAGCGATAAGGGTCAGTTATCGCCCAGGTGTGGTTATCGAACCGCATGATGACCTCCTACACGAAACGCTGGGCAATTCAGTTCGATGTAGCCGTCTACGGATAGACCTCGATCGACAGCTCCAGTGAAAGCTCGGCCAAGCGCCTCATATCAGCAGTTCCAAGTGTGAAGCCGCTGGATCCTTCGAAAAAAACGCCGACGTACAGCTCGGTTCGCCCGCCAGTCAAGGCGATATGGTGGAAAGTGGCTTGGTTATTTTCCAGCTGATCGAGCAGTGGTGCGAGAGCCTCGGTAAAATCACCTGGGGCTTTCCTTAGAAGGCCGAATGTGCAATAGCTTGTTCGATAGAATCCATCAAGGAGTTCTCCCGACGGATTCGTCCTCCTTGATCCTACGCTGTAAGCTACATCCGGCTCCAGACCTATGGCCGCAATAAGCGCTTCAGCGGGCACAACCGGATGCCATGTGCGTATAGAAATAGTGAAATATTCAGTGTTCAT